TAATTATCTTCAACATAAGTTTCAAAATCATCATATTCGCTCATTAAATTATCATATTCAGTTATTAAATCTTCAATAATGCTTATACAATTTTCAGCTATGACTTTGCAATCTTTAAAGTCATAATCTGTATTAGTTATTTCTTCTATTCTTTTTATAAGTTTTTCGTCCAATTCTAAATATTCCCCTTTCATCTTATCACCTCCTATCTAAATAAATTGTAAATTATGGTTTATAAAAAGTCAATACTTTTTTAATACTTTTTTAATATTCTTGTTATTAACTATTTATTTTGATTTTAAGAGACTTTTTATACTTTATGGTATAATTACTCTAGTTTGATATAAACATTGCTAAAAAGCACTTAAAAATAGCAAATAAAAAAGGATTAGGTTTAATTCCTAACCTTTTATACAATTTCAATTTGAAATTTAGTTGCTACTTTACCTTTAACACCCGCATAACCATCTTGTCCTTTACCTTTTTCTAAATCATATTGCCATGAATAATCATTGACTTTATATTTAGCCTTTTTGTATGGTCTAATATTATTTGGAGTATAGTAATATACTTCAACCGTTGAAATTGGTTCTCCATTACCAGCACAACCATTTCTATGATCTCTAATATTACATTGAGTTACCCAACCTAATGTTTTTCCATGTATGGTTGTAACTCTATATTTAATACTTCCTTTATCAACCTTAATAGCTAAATATCTTATTGCATGATTTTTCCATCCTGCATAATCATCTAAATTTTTGACCATTGATAATACACCATCTTCTTTTGTCTCAACTTGATAATAAACATTAACTTTTGTATCAACTGGTATTGGTGTAGGTTGAGGTGTAACATTTCTAATATCTTTTAACATGTAATTCATATCACAATTACCATCTACACCATCAACATGACCTCTATCACTATATTGCCATATGTCATAATTAGAAGTTATATTTGGCTTGCTATCACTATATTTAGCACACCATATTGAATAACCATAACTTGCTATTGTTGAACACTGCAAGAAATTTTTAAACCAATTTTCATTAGCATATACACCAGCTTTATATCCTGCATTTTTAATCTGCTTACAATATTCTAAAGCAAAATTAGTTAATAATGTCTTGCCTAATTTTTCAGTGCTAGCATCCTCCATATCTATATAAACGCAAAATGGTTTTTTAGATATTTTAGATAACATTCTTTTAGTGTGGTCAACCTCGCTTTGTATACTTTCGCTACCACCTAAATTTAAAGCATATGAATAAATATATACGCCAAAGGGTATATTGTTATTAATACACCCATTGACATTTTTTATAAAGTAACTATCATCTTGTCTTTCAATGTTATCTCCATAACCTAGCCTTATTATAGCAAAATCTATTTGTGATTTAACCTTCCCCCAGTTTATTTCTCTTTGATGACTTGAAACATCTATTCCTTTTAACATATTATCCCTCCTTAATATCCAATAGTCCAACCTGCGTCTAAAAACGCTTGGTAATTTGACAACGCTTGTATTGTTGCAACTGGTTGATGAGTGCTATCAAAACCTAAATTAGAAAGTGTTTTTCCTCCTGTATATGAAGTAGCATTTATACACATAGCTAGTATATTGTTTATACTTTCGTTTGTTAAAGAGTAACAACCACCAAACATATTACCAAGTTGAGAACCTGCTGTTGCTTTTGATATATCAAGTTGTGGAACTGTTGTTAGATTATTACAATTAGTAAACATACTGCTAAAATTATTAGCTTGTGATGTGTTAAATTGTGGAACTTCTTTTAAATTATAACAAGAGTTAAACATATTACTAAAATTCGTTACTTCTGAAGTATCAAATAAAGGAACTTTAACTAATGAATAACAAGAACGAAACATATTATTCATACGATTTACATTTTTGGTATCTAAAAAAGCTGTTTCTTGTAACGCATAACAATTATAAAACATTCCTTCTGTAGAAATTGTTGTTGAGGTGTCAACGCTAGGCATATATACTAATTTCTTATCATTATAAAACTTTTGATATAGAGTATCTGCAGGTATCCAATTATCTTTTATTTGTTTTGCATAATTATATCCATCATCAATAGCTTCTGGTCTTTTTTCAAAACCTAAGGCAGTCCAGTCTAAGTCTGAACCACCTCCACCACCACCTGAGGAATTTTTACCTAATAAATAACTTGTTATATCCATATTATTCTCCTTTCCATTCTTGACTATCTGCATCAAAGAAATATAATTTTTGTGTATCTGTTTCAATAAACACAGAACCATTTCCTATTTTTCTGTCTCCCATTTCAACAGGCTTTGTGTCTGTTGAAAGTCCTCTCAACTCTGCTGATATTATTTCTGCATCTGGTCTTATTTCTGTATTTTCAATTTTGTATAAAGTTACCATTTTACTCCTCCTTTCCTATTTCTTTTTTATAATTAATATTAGAAATTCCCACGCAAGCCCCTAAGAAAGTATCAAAAGCTGTTATTGTTAATACAACTTGCTCTGTATGTGGAAAATTCCATATTTGTCCTAAACTACCATAAAAGGTAGCAAGTGCAGGCAATATTATCAAGCATATTGTTTTTAATCTATCATAAGTTTTATTTTTAAATTTCATTTTTATTCTCCTTTTTTTATTTATAACCAATTACTTTATAAATTGCTAATGATATAGCTGATCCAAAATTAAAAGCATTTGTTCCGGTAAAGTTTATATAATTATCATAGTTTCTTGTTAATGTTGTTCCAGATATTGTTATATTAGCTGAGTAAATTCTTAATATTCTACCTAAATATATACTATTTATAAAATTAACATCTGTTAAATATGTAGTTGGCATTTTTATTGAACTATATCCATAAACGTTTTCACCAGTCTGACGAGCATATATTATTTCATAATATTTATAATTTGCTATATCATCATTTAAAGTTATATTTTCCATTGTTCCTTGAGTGTCCTCAAATAATATAACAGGCATTAAACTATTAATTGAATTAACAACGCTTGTTTTATCAGATGTTTCTAATTGACTTATATCTCCAATATTAGTATTTATATCATTGAATATATTTTCCTTGCTAATTTTTTTGTTTTGATTAGCTTGTACTATCATTGTATAATCGCCATCATCAAAACTAGTTGCTTCGGTCATTTCACTAACTTTAATATTTGCCATTTTTAATCATCTCCTTTAATTCTTTTATTTCTTCTTGCTGTTCTTTAACTACTTGCCATAACACTGACACCATTGAATAAATATTTGCACCATCATTATTTTTTGATGTTATTTCCTGTGAATAATTAAAATCATCACCTATTACAAAACCGATTGATTTTTTATCCTCATCATTTTCATCTTTAAAATTATATTTATAAATATCAGTTGCATTTAATATTTCTTTTGCATTTGTTATTTTTTCAAAATTCTTTTTACTTTCTTTTTTTGACGTTTGTGTTACGCTTACGCAAGTTATTTCACCACCTGAAGTAATTAATAACGGTGTTGAACTTACTCCATTATTATAAGAATTATATGATATACTATTTAATCCCAACCATAAATCATTATATTGTCCTGTTTGTGTTGAAACATCATAATCAGAAGATTGACTATATAAAATTAATCTTGGCTGTGAATAAAGAAATTGTTTTATACCTTGAATAAAACTTCCTACTTCACCATTATATTCCCAAGAATCAACTACTTCCGCTTTTGTTCCGTCTGCAAATATTTGATTTTTAAAACTTAAATTTTCAATATTTCCTTGTGTTTCAACTTGATATTTACTATTTATTATATATGCACTTGTTGGATCTGTAGAAGTTAAAGCGCTTTCAGCACTATCGTCATTTAACTCAATAATACCAGAACTATCTATTTTTAAATTATTACCTTGTATTTTTACATTGTCAGCTGACATATCAATAGTAGCACCAGTAAAGGATAATTTGTTAGCTTGAATTTGTATTGCTTCTGGGCTTTGATTTATAGCACTTATAATACCGTCTTTTTCAACTTTGTTTTTTAATTTTTCATCTTGCTGATTTGATTTCATTGAAAGTTCTTTATTAGTGATTGTTGAAGTAGTATATTCAGTTGTATTTGTTTCTTTTTCCTCAAAATTTTCTGTGAATATATGTTCTTCGATACCTTGACTAATTGTTATTTCATTATTTAAAAGTAAACATTGATAAATTGTGCCTCTTGCTTCTATGTTAAATAAATCTAAAAAGTCATAATAACAAACACCAGTTGTTGTAACATCATTTTGATAATAATATAAGCCTTTTAATTCATCAAATATATTGTCTGCAATTTCTTCTGTATTTCCATTAAGTGCTATTGCATTATCAGTTATTGTTATTCTTGATAATCCATCTTGTTTAATTAATGTATTATCTTCTATAATATATTGATTGTTATTTTCACTATCATAAATTGCCACACTATTTACAGGACCAATTTTATTACTTATTCTAACATCTGTGTCTTTTAAATATTCGCCATTTATTTTATCTAAACCATATTCTTCATAAGAAGTTGCAGTATTCCCTTCTTCTAATTGTATATTAGAAAAAGTCCATTCTGTATAATTATTATTTCTTATTCCAAACCTAAACAAAACATATTTAGCATTATCAGGAGTTGTAAAATTATAAGATGTTTGTGTGTAACTACTTGGAATTGAAATATAATCTTGATTAATAGGAATGTAATCATTATCTAAATAACTTATATAGCATCTTGGCATTGATGAAATTGATAATACATATTCTGTTAATGGTTGAATTGCTATACAAGTATTTTTAATAGTATCTGTAATTGTAGAGCCATTTCTTACTGCATCTCCAACCCAACAATCAGTTCCAGCATTAAAACTTATTTTAATTCCATTATCTACTAATTCTTTTGTACATCTTGCAGCAGAACAGTTATTAAAAAAAGTTTCTAAATCAAAAATATTTTTTCCAATAGTATTTTTAACAAAACCAATTTCAACTTTATCATCATCATTAATTAATAAATTTCCACCTACAACTTTTGAAATTTCATCAAATATATCTCTAATTGTCATATTTTTATTTTTGTAATAATCATCATAGATATAATAATTTTCATTAATAAAATTCTTGTTTGAAAGCTCCAAACCTACCTTTTCACATAATTTTTGAAGATATTGTTTAACAGTTATTGGAAAAATAGCATTTTGTATTCCTTTATATTTAACCATTGAAAATAACATTTTATCATAACAAACATAACTCCAAGTATCAGTATCAATATTATATTCTTTTGAATTAATAATGTAATTGCCATAATTTAAGTACTCATAATCTTCGTTAACTAGTAACCCAAACTGTGGATTTACCACAGAGCCTATATTAAATTCAACTTTGGCTTCAAAATCAAATTCTTTCATAAGGCTCTGTAATAAATTACCATTTTTAATAATGCTAATTGAAAATATATCATCCTCATTTATTTCAATTGGGTCATTGTAATTAGCTTGTTCTGATATTAATTGCAAATCGCTTTCACTAAGTATATTATCTTCACTTTCACTAATTAAATTAAAACTAGGATAATAAATTATCTTTCCTTGTATTTGCCTACCAAACACCTTTAATTCTTCTTTAAAATCGTTTGTATGTGTTCTCATATTACACCCTCTTACTAACTGCTATAAATGAGCAACTAAAACCAGCATTCTTACTACTACCAGTTATTATATTTTTATTACTTATTTCATAATCACCAGTATAAGTTCGCATTGTAATATTTGCTTTCTTATATGGGTCATAATAAGTAACATTTTGATAAGGTCTATCAAGAATTGGTGCTATTATTTCTAATTCAGCTTTTGATAATTTTCTAAATTCAAGTATTATTTTAACAAAAATTCCAACAAGTGTTCCTGACTGGGTTCCGGATAAATTTCTACCACTGTCTGACGACCACAACTTATTATAGCCAAATTTGGCTTCCGTAATATATTGCCCCATATTAACACCGTCAATTATTATACTATTTTTATTTATAAACACTAACTAACACCACCTTATCTATTCATCGCAAAATTACTTTGATTTTGCACTTTCTGTATTTCTCTTGATATTACTCTACCATTCATTGAATTTGTTACATGAACGGTTATTGGCATCATATTAGCAAGTCTTTGTAATGTATCGTCAGTTAATGGTAATACGGCTTCTGGTCCTCTTTCACCGGCAACATAACTTCCCATCATAACACCCGGACCCGGATTATTAACAATACCACCTTGAGCAAGTCTCGGAAGTGAAACTTTACCAATTTTGCTTATGCTTACACCCGGTAATTTGTTTACTGCAGACAAAACTCCATTAAACAAACCAATTGCAGTGTTTATTTTATTTTCGATATATCTAAATACAAGGTTTATTGCACCTTTTATAATTCCACTTATAACATCTCCAATAACACCAAAAGTTGATGTAAGAACATTTTTTATAGTTTTTAACTTAAATGTAATTGATGTTATAAGAATTTCAAATACACTTTTTGCGATATTAACAATGTTTTGCCATGCACCTTTCCAATTACCTGTAAATACATTCCTAAAAAAGCTAATTATATTATCTAAAATATTTCTTGCAGATTTAAAAATTGTATCCAATGATGTTTTTATGTTTTTAACTTGGTCTCTTACGCCTTGAACAATTAGTCCAGCAAAATATCCATATTTATCTTTAACATTATTCATTTGGGTTGTTAGCCAATTTATCGCTGTATCTAATACATCTTTTATTTTTTTCCAATTTGCTATAACAATTCCAACTATTAAAACAGCCACGCCTGCAACAATAGCTGGTAGTCCAAAAAGAGTTCCACCGATACCTATAATTGCAATTCCAATACCTTGTATAATTTGTCCAAAATTTTTCCATGAAGGGTCTTTTAAATATTTTATTAAGCCTTCAATAGCATAAACAATACCACCGATTCCTAAAGCAAATCCAAAAAATTGGTCAGGTTTTATAAAACCTAATTGTAATAATTTTAAAGCTCCAGCTATTCCTAAAATAATTGCAATTAATTTATCACCATATCCTAACAATTCTTTCATCCATTTTGGTAATTTCATATTTGAATCTAATTTTAAATTTGGTAAAGTACCGCTAGCACCACCACCAGCACCGCCAGCACCACCAGTTCCAGCAGATGAATTGTCTGACAATATATTCATTTCATCAAATCCGGCTAATTGTTTATTTATTTCTTTTGCTGACTTAGCACCACTCGCTAAATTTTTAGAAGCTCCAGCAGTTGCTTTTTGGTATTTATCAACTCCAGAATTTTTAAAAATATCATAACCAGTTAATAATTTAATAATAGTTCCAACTAATGATAATAATTTATAAACCCATTCAACAATTCTAATAATTATAGGTTCTAAAGCTGTAGCAAGAGCAAATCTAATATATTGTAAATTAGAAGCCAATTGTTCATTATATTGACTTAATGTACTCATTGCTTGCCTTACAAACATATAAGCACTTCTTATTCCAAAAATAGCCAATCCCCATCGAATAACTTTGTTTGTAACACCTTCTACTGATTTGCCTATATTATCAATTGCACCCTTTATACCTGAAAAGCTTCGTGATTTATTTAATTCGTTATTAGTATCTGAAATTTTTTTTCTTAAATTTTCTTGACTTTTAGCATTTTCGTTTATTTTTTGATTAATTTCAGAATTTTTTTCAATTTGTGAAGAATATTTTGTGTTTAAATCTTCTAAACTCATTTTTTCATTTTCAAGAACCCAATTAACTTGTTCTTGCGTTTGTGCTTGCTCTAATGTTTTATTTGTAGATTCTTCAATTAATTGTTTTTGTTTTTCGTATTCTTGTATATCAACATCTAATTTTGATTTTATTTGAGTGTATTTTTCAGCTTCTTGTTGTTTTTTTTCTAATTCTCTTGTAAGTTGGTTATATTGCTTTTCTAAATCTTTTGTAGTCAATTTAGTTCCAATTGTAATCCAGCCATCAACTTCACTCACATTATCACTCCTTTCTATTTTTAAGCATTCTTAAAAATTCAGAGGCACTTTGTTTTTCTTTCTCTGTTGGTTTCTTTTTCTTTTGATTTTTCTTTAAAGCAAATTGTTTTTGTAATTTTATTAATTTATCTCTTTCCTTTTTATCTTTAATATCATTTGGATTCATATTTCTTAAATTTCTAATTCTATTTAAAACACAACTGTTACCTAATTCACTGTTAGAAAGTCCATTTAACAAGTTGAAAAATTTCCACCAGTGCATATTTTCTTCAGATAAATCCATATGATAATCACTCATAAAACTTGCTTCTATAAAATCCATATCTTGTATATAATCTATGTCAGGTTTTTCATCAGTATTAGCTACTTTTTCTTTACCACATAAAAGATATTTTTTAGCCAATTCTAGCAACTTTTCATAGTGCTGTGGCGTGTTTAAACCATCATCACCAAAAAGTAGATAAATAACAGCTAAACTACGCTCATAATCTCCTATTGTTTCATCTTCAGCAACTCTATTGCATTCAATAGCAACTCTAAAATCTGTATTAATTTTATATTTTTTATCTTCTACTTCTGCATATTCAGGGTATTTCATTTTAATACTTCTTCATTTCTTTTTGTCGCTTTGCCATATTTTTCTTTTATTTTCTTTTCAATGCTTTCCTGACTCGTTTTTATATGTGGTGAAATATATTTTTCAATTAATTCATCTATTTCGTCCAACGTAGTCCAACCTAACTTTCTGCCATTCAAAAGCTTTTGAACACCATTTTCGCCTAAAAACATATTATATACTTCTACTTCTTTTTTAAAAAATTCATTTACAACCTTAATTTCGTCCTCTTGATTTTTAGAAAAAAGTTTTTTTCCTTTTACATCTTCTCTCTTTTCAATTATTCTTATTTGATTTCTAGCCCATTCTCTATTTTTTTTATCCTTTTCTAACAACTCTTGATATCTTAAAGGTAACTCTAAATCTTCAAAATCAAATTCTAAAAATTCACCAGTTTCCTTTCCATCAGCTGTTCTTATTCCTAATCTTATAATATTACTTTTGTTTAATTGAATATAATTTTCTGTCATTATTATTCACATCTCACTTTCTATTAAAAATAAAAGAAGGTTAAAGGGCTAATCCCTTCAACCCTCTAAAGGTTCTTATAAACTTGTTGTTTCAGTAAATGTTGGTTTACCGGTAGTGCCATCAAATGTTACAGTTCCTTTTACAGGATCACCATCATAATACAAATCATATTCTACAACTGCATTTTCATTCATAAATTGAGTTATTGCAATTAAACCATCAGTTTTTGTTGCAGGATAAACTCCACCTTCACCAGCAAATATATCAACATCAACAATATGTGTTTTATAATTTAATACGTCTCTACCTGCTGCAACAAACTCAAATACAGGGTCTCCTAAGTGAGCTGTTTGAGAAACACTTCCTTGTTTTTGATTGCTTTCGTGTATGTTTCTGGCGTTCTTCTCAATTATCCATTTTTCTTGTTCAACTTGTGGATTGTCCTTAATGTTCCATATAAGTCGTTAATTTATATGCGTTCTCTTACGAACTGCTTTATATTTCTATAAAGAGCAGACTATCTCTTATTCTACAACTTTACTTGTTTAGAATCCTCGCACTTCCAATCACTTGATTGTACTTCCCTTATGGGAATAGTCGTTACACCTTCCTATTTCTAGGCTTGGCACGGTATTGTCTTTGGCATTACCCAGTAAGAGTTTCACCGTTTTCACGAGGTCGTTATTATATTAGATTTCTCTAATACCAGCCTATTGAGTATTAAATACTCGTCAAACTAATTCCATAATCTGTAATTCCGATACCTAAAATTTCTAGGTCCATTGTTTGAGCTGATGGAGTAACATCTAAAAATGTTACTAATGAATTATCTCTGTCTAACTTTGTTAAATCTTCAGGTATTAATTTGCTCATATCAATTGCTGCCATCTTATTCCTCCTTTACTTATAAACTTACTAATTATTTGTTGGTTTATATCTATATGTAATTTGAATCTGAATGTCAAATTCTGCTGTATTTGTTTCAGCAAAATTCATCGTTCCACAATTCAAACATTTTATTTCTTGAATACCATCAATTTCAGGCAATATGCCCTCGTCATTATTAGAATAAATTTTTGATTCAAAATTTTCAAAAAAACCTATGTTTGAAAGATTGTTAATAACATCTTGAGAATAAGCCATACGACTTCTAAAGGAAAACACGTCTCTATGTATCTCAATACCTGTTATCCATCTTTCAACTGTCGTTTCTGTTGGAATTTTATCAAGCGAATAATTGTTTATATCATTACTTAACATATTAGTATTAATTTGATATTCGTCATTATCTGTTATAAGAGTATCAATTATATTAAACAAATAATCACGCAATTTGGCAATTCTTTTATTTGAATAATCCATTATTTGCCACCTCCGTGTGTTTTAACATAGTTTCCTACTTCTTTTACAATTTCTTGCATATGTGCTGATTTCATTTTTTTATCCCAATATGTACCAGTGCCGGGTGTAGTATAATTTTTGACAACGTGACTTCTGTCTTTTCTTTTGCCAAAATATTGATAACTAGCATAAGGGCTTTGATATGTTATACTATTTGTATTAATATCAACTATTGTTCTTAAATTTCCAGCGCTTTCTTTAGCACTCATTGGAACAAATTTATCCATCTTTTTATAACACAAATTAATAAAAAAACTATGTGCTTTTCCACCATCTTCAATATTTAATCTTTTTTTAATTTTTTCAAGTGAATTAATTCTAATTGCCATCATTTGCCTCCAATATGAATATGTGGATTTGTACCAAATGTATTATCATTAATACTTGTAATATTATAAACTTCATATCCTTTTAAATCTTGTTGTGTATTTATATCATCAGTAACAGTGCCTTTTACAATAATGTCTCCAATACTAAACGCTTTTATATTCAAATTTTCATTCAATTTATAAAATATTCTTATCTCCACATCATTAGCATTGTCATAACCTTTATTTATTCCAGCACCCCTACCTCCAAAAAACCAAACTTTATCATAATTAAATCTAATCCACTTTTCAATTCGCTCATTTTTATCAAACATCTTATGATAAATTGTTACGCTATTATTTACTAACATTAATTTACTCCTAAAAATAATATATGTTCATTATTAACTATAACACCGTTTAAATACGTCATTATGATATCGTCAAGTTCTTTATTTTTGGTTTTTAATACCTCTTGTATTTGACTACCAGTAACATAGCTTACGCTATACCCGTCCGTATTTTCACTGGCAATATTTCTACTTACGGTATCAAGCCCCTCATCATAACTTGACATAACACCCATTAATTTAAACATACACATTTTTACTTCTTGTGGAATATCTTCAATATTTTTTAAACGATTTTGAGTTCTTTCGTCAATTCTTTTTCTAGTTTCGTATTCTAATAGTTCAAAAGGCATTCGGTCTAAAGTGCCACCCAAAGCCTTATATTGTTCATACGTTAGGTATTGTCCACTAAATTCCATAATGCCCTCCTTTATCTAAATTATAAACTTACTGTTCCTTCTGGTTTTAAGCTTGCAAATGGGAATCTAGCTTCAGTTTCGTTTTCTGCATTAACTGGGTTAGGAATTTCCCATCCAAGTCTCATAACTACACGCAATGCAACCATATCATCTTGTGCTAAGTTATAAAGTATAGAACCATCTGATGGATCTTGAATAACTGCTTCTGTTAATACTTTATAAGTAATATCTTGTCTTATAGCATATACTGCTTGAGTGAAGTCACCAGCAACTAATGTAGAAGCTGTTTTATCCCAAGCACCATTGTCTACAAATTCTCTTCTTACAGAACCAATTTCTGTTGTATTTAATGGTTGTCCAGTTGTGTCAGTCATCATACGGAATTTACCTTTTAATCCAACACCACCTAAGATACCATTAACTTCATATCCACTTTCTTCAACTTTAGTCATAACATCATTGATGTCACTGTAAAGATGTCCAGTTTCATCAACTTCTGCTCCAGCATCAATAACTGATGGAACAAGTCCTTTTCTCCAATCAGTTGGTTTATCAGTTCCAAAGAATATAGCTTTATCTATTTTCTTTGCAAATGCTTCCTCAACTCTTGGTCTTACAGTAGCCCAAATATCAATTGAACTATCATTTAATAAGTTTTCTTTTATTGGAACGATTACTGCTAATTCAGCAATATTAATAAATTTTTTGTCCCAAGCTAATTTTGTAATATTTTTTCTTCCGTTGTCTGTTGTTTCATCAACGAAATATGCAACTGGTAGTGAATCTAAAACTCTAATTTTTGTTTTATCACTAGTTGCGTTTGGTAATCTTTTTAACATTGACAATGCTTTTGATTGTCTAACAGTTCCCTCAAATATTTCATTAGCAACTTGAGTTTCTATTAGAGCGTCAACGTCATTTCTAACTATACCTGCCATTTTATCTCTCCTTCTTTTTTTTATTTTTGTGTAGCACTTCTTAAAATATCATTCATAATATCATTAGTGCTTGTTGGTTGTTGTCCACCATTTAAAACTGGTGAACTTTGCACTTTCTTAACTACTGTATCTCCAAAATATTGTGGATTTTCTTTTTTGTAGCTTTCAAGTGCTGTTTTGAAGTCTGTGTCATCATTTACATTTGACATAACTTCACTTGTAACAAATTTACTAAATTCCTTTTTAACATTGCTATCACTCATTTGAATTTGAGCTTTTAAATCTTTGTTTTCATTTGTTACATTTTGTAAATTTTCCAAAGACTTTTTATCCTCTTCAATTGTTCCATTTAACTCGTTAATTTGTTTTTCATAACCTTTGATTTTTTCTTCATATTCATTATTTTTCTCTTTTAATCCCGTTAAATGTTTACCATGTTCCGCCATGATTGTGTCAATTGTTTCTTTGTCTAAATCAAGTCCTTTCAAAAATTCACGCATTATATTATCTCTCCCTTCGCTTTTTTTCGTGGTCTCGTCCACGAGTGTTAAGATATAAGCTGTTTCCAACTCTACATAAATAATAGCATAAATAAAAAAAATAGTCAAAAAGACTATTTCTTACTTGTTCTTTTCTTTTTAGGTTTAATTGGTTTGTCATCTAAATAAGCATTTGTTAAATCTTCTTTATCTAATTTAATTGTTTTTTCTTTTTCAGGTTTAACCTCAATAACTTTAACAACTTCTTTTTTGAAAGCATTATTGCCAGTCAAATAATCAGCCATTTCTTTATCACATTCAAAAGTATCTCCAACACCAAATTCATTTTCTTGTCTTGTCATTACCTTTTCAACATTTTTTAATTTTTTGTAATCTGCTAATGTAAATTTTTCAATAACTTCTACTTTAATCATTTTAATTCCTCCTATTTTTTTCTCCAAATTTATTATATCATTAAAAGTATCAATATCACAACTTTCGTCATTGATAGCTATATAATTGTTAGTCATTGCATGAGTATTTATGTCTTGATTATTCATACTTCTATATAATTCCCACACAATTGGTTCCCTACAACATTTGCCTTCATCTTTTAATGTTTTAACTCTATCAATATGTTCTTTAAACATTACATAATCAACTACTTTATATGCCAACGGCTCGTCATGATGCTTTATATATTTTTCATCTTTGTTTTCATAGGTGCAAAAAAATAAATTTTCTTTTGCTTCTGTATTGACTATTATCTTTATTGCGTTTTCACTGTAATAAACATCACCAAACAAAAATGTGATAGGTTGATTTAATAATTCTATTGGAAACGCACTTAACCAATATCCAGTTTTGCTTTTGTAATTCCAATCGTTATACTTAGGCTCATATCTTTCTACACCTAAATTATCAAACCTTTTATCGTGTGACGTTATTATAATATCTGTAATTCCATTTTCTTTTAAAAGTCTTATTGTCCTTTTTATTATTGGCTCTCCATTTATTAAGCACAATTGTCTAGGCATTTTAAATCCTTCTGGCATTCCATCACTTAAAATTATATATTTCATTTACCATTGCCTATCCCTTCCACTATCCATTTCTGCTTTACATTTTTTAACTCTTTCCTCTAATATTTTATCTATTATTGCGTCTTTTCCCTTAACACTTAATGCTAACTGTAATGTATCAGCATAATGTCTTATTGTGCTTGTTCCCCATATTACTTTTTCTCTTATTGTTGTTATTGATTTAGTGTTTTGTTGGTTCCAAACATACACAGGCTCTTGTAATAATTTAAAATCATTCATATAAATACATATTTTGCAATGTTGGTTTTTATCTTCTTTAAGTGTACCTTCATTATAAAGACATTCTTGTCTAGTTGCTAAGTTCTTTTTAATAACTTTTCCGCAACTACCTGACCAACCTTGTATAGCTTCATATTTGTCTTTATATTCAGGCGTATGGCATATTTTTAATTTATTATTCTTATAGCTAGCCATACCAACAAATAATACATCTGGTTTTGTTTGTAACCTATTATTTATCTTTTCTAGCGCATATTCATCATATAACCAGTCATCACTATCAACATACCAAACATAATCAACATTATCGCTTAAATATAAATAGCCCTCATTTCTCGCCCCACCATTATATCTTTTTTGTTTTAATTTTACAATGGTAATATCAGTTAATTTTTCAACATATTTATAAGCAATATCAACAGAATTATCTGTACTCATATCATCAATAAATATAACTTCGTAATTTTTATATGTTTGATTTGCAATTGAATTTAAACATTTATCAATTGTGTGTGCATAATTATAATTAGGTATAATAATTCCTATCTTATAATCTATCTTTTCAATTTTATCATAATCTTTATCTGTAATTTTTGCTTTCTTTATACAATCGACATCATATTCAGTTAAATTAATATCTACAAAATCACACTTATCATATCTAATACAATGCAATTTTGTCTTTAACAAGTCATCAAGTGGTTCTTTATCAAACAAATATATATATTCATTGCCGTCTTTTTTAATTGCAGTTAAACTATTTTTATCAATTGCAATTTTCATGTTACCACCAAATATATTATAACATACAAATAAAAAAAGGCAAAATGCCTTTTATTTAATTAACCAAACATATTCAACTTGTCTATCTCGACAATCAAATGTATCATATATTACACCATTTTTAGAGCAAACAATATGTCCGTTCATTGTAATTAAAAGTATATTGTTAGGAAATAATGAAGATATATAACCTACACTACCATGTAACCCGTCCAATCGTTTATATGTTCTATCTAAATAGTCTCTAACAAATTCTCTCTTATCAAATAAAGTTCCCTCATATTGTGCTATATCACTTAGGTAATCATAAACATAGTCCCAAGGTTTATTGGTTGCACACGATATTGCCCTAATAACACAGTCTGGGGTATATCTTTTTAGTGGGTTGGCATTATAATATCTATAAGCCATATTTATCTCATACTTCTTTGTAATGTTTCATTAAGCATTTGTTTTTGTTTCGGTGTATCAGCTTCTTCATGCAATACCATAATAAAATCTTCAAGTGCTTTTATCATGTAATGAAATGATTTGTCTGTTTCTTCGCTAGCACCATATCTATTGCGATTTTCCATATATCTTCCATATTCACCAGACATTCTATCTATTTCTTCATCGCCACGATATCTCATGTCATATCCACGTCTACCATAATTATCTCTTCCATAATTACCAT